CTGAGCATTAGTACTCTTAATAGCTTCCATGCTTTGATTATAGTTATCTGTACATATCCATGGCATCATGAATATCTTAGACCCATCATCGAACTCTAACTCTGAAGGAGAATCAATAACATTAAACTCATAATCCTTAAGCAATAGACGAGGTGAGTTAACGTCGTTGGTATTCTTAAAGAAGGTATCATGATTACCTACAATCATATGTAGTTCGATATCTCTCTTCTTAATCTCGTCAAAGAAGTAATTACGGCAAGAGGATAAGGTATTAAAGTTAATATACTTACGGCGATCGAAACAATCACCAAGGTGTATGATATGCTTTATACCTCTCTTATCGATTTCAGGGAAAAAGATCTCCTCATAAAATCTTCTAAAGAAGTTATCAAAGGGAATACTATCTGAACGGGCACCGAAGTGGGTATCGGTTACTAGCGCTATCTTTGTCATTACCAATGCCTTATAACACCTGCTATAATAAAGCAGTTTGTAAATATATAGGAAAGAACAATAATAGTTCTTATTACTGCAACGCGATCGGCTTCACAATCTTTATCAGAAGCCTTCTCGCCCAATGCTTTAGCCCACAGACGCCACATTAATCATTATACTCATTGTCTTCTTGATGACCAACGCGCATAGCCATGTTGCTATCAGTCTCCCGTACCTCTACTTTACAGCACCAAATACGATCTTGCTCACCATAGCTTGGTAGAAAGATTGTATTGATATACTCATACAAAAAGTCTGCAAGACCTTCACAGCCAGTCTTTTCTACTTCTGTAATCTTAGCAATACCTTGACGACCAAGTTCAAGTAAGTACTCTCTCTTAGGATCGTCTTGTGCTACCAACAAGGTATGATCAAACCATTCTTCTAGTTTATCCTTCAAAGGACGTAGACCACCAAAGTCCATTACCCAATTGCGTGCATCCAATGTATCAGATTCGAACTCAAAGTGAAATGATAAAGCGTAACCATGGACTAAGTTACAATGACTATCAGCTCGCCACTGACGGTACGCAACAGGCCCAATCTGCTTATAAGTTTTAGTTGAAATATATTTTTTTGCCATTTTTAATCCTATGTTAGTTAGCATAGGCAGCAGAGTTTATAGAGCGGGATGACGCCGGAGACCGCTTGTTCATTATGTATACTTTTTATCGTGCTCTTTACCAATGCCATAACTGCCATCGTACATTTTAAGCGCTTCTGCATCGAACGACAAGTACTGACCTACCCTCGTACCTTGCTTAATGCGCGCTGGGCCAGTCGTAACATGTAGTACCCCGGCCATGACACCATGATAGCCAGAATCATAAAGACCTGAAGTAATAAAACAACCATTGCGGTTAAGAGTGCTACGAGTAATGACCCAACCAGCTTCACCCTCACCCACATGGATGACGTTTTCCATAACGATCTCATAACTCCCCGGGTATAGCGTAAAATAACCTTCTCCGTCTGGATTGAGTTCCGTAGAGCCTCTATGCTTTTTGTGATCATTGCTTACCTCAAACACTTCATTGTTAATTTGAAATACCTTACCTAAACGTAGATCTACAGCATTAGGTTGAATATCTCCATCAACAACATTAGTTAGCTTAGTCCTACTACTTTCACCCATTACGTGCTTCATACTAAAGGGTTCTGAATATAATTTATATGTAACTGTCATGCATTCTCCGGTATATAATATGGATTCTCTTTCGTGGCGAAATAAGCTACGGTGTCAAGATACTTAGTTTCAAAATTTAATTTAAAGACTTGATTTGGAGTAAGCGATACACTGCCTTGATACTTTGTTGAAGATATGTTAAAGTGATCATCTATAAACAGAGGTGAAATTTCATTTCTGAATACATAAAGACTACCACTCATGTACATAATACAGGCGAACGTTCCATCTACCCTAGATAATGATGACCAACCGTAGTCAGTAATTTGTTCAAGCAACCATGCGGTATCCCAAGTACCAGGGCTAAACTTATTCTGCTTAATAATACCATTATGCCATAGCATAGCATCACCATATACCGCTGGGTGAATATTATTCGAATTCGTTGTAGGTGCTTGAGAATGAGCGATTATAAAGTCGCCTTCTTTACAAGGTATATTCTCAATTAATGTATCAGGCATTTTACCGGCATCTTGAAATAGAGTTTGAAACTCTATCTTACCCTTATATGGTTTAAAGGTAGCCAATGAATAGTTTAACTCACCTCTATAAGCATTTAGAGTATATAAATCTTTAAGTTTTTCTTTATACAATGATCCGGTTATTGCACACATTTTACACCTTCATTCTTTCGATTAGGTCTTGCCAGGGGATTACTTTAGAATACTCAACTGGATCATTATAACCTATCTTAGCAAAATTGGCAATACGTTCGGAGCAACTAGGACACTCACCACAAGAACGATGCTGGTCATCTGGGTTGTAACAAGTCATAGTAAACGATGTAAGCGTTAAGTTACCATCTAGCTCTTGCAAGATCTGTAACTCATCGTACTTAGATAGTTGACTAAACGGTGCAGTAAGCTTAATCTTAATAATACGGTTTTCAGATAGCAAGTCATTTACTTTATCTACCCAGCGCTGGGTCGTATCATGATACCCGTACTCATCATGCACCTGTAACCCGCATACTACAGTTTCAACGTTTTGTGTCTCTGCAAAAGCAGCAGCAATAGACATCAAGATCATATTACGATTAGGTACGTAAGTCTTGGGACGAGGATCACCTAGCACATCTTTAATCGTAGGCATAGCCATATCGGTATCAACGTTAGCAGAAAAGCCTTTACTGATATCGCCAAGGAACGATGCATCTACTACTCGATGCTTAACCCCTAGCATCTGGGTAGACATTCTAGCCATCTCAATCTCTCGTCTCTGCTTCTGGCCATAGTAGAAGGTCAATGCAGATACATTCTCTTTACCATACTTCTGTACAGCCAATCTCATAGCAATGGTACTATCCATACCACCAGATAAAATAACTACACAACCCTTTACATCGGGCAATAATGCTAGCGCTTCACTTGAAGTCATCTTGTTTCACTTTCAATTCTTTTTGAATACGATGGATATAAACCGTAGCATCCATTAGCTCTTCTTTTAAATGCTGAATCCAATCCATTAAGTCTAGATCTCTACGTTCAGTAGTAACACCGTACTTCTTAAACCCATGGTCAGCTCTCTTCATATACTCTAGACATATTTCATTAACGTTGTTATCTTCAACGCTTAGATCAAACCTAACACCTTTATTTAATTTAATGGTCATTGTCTTGCAGTCTTTGTACAGAAGTTAGTTACATCGGCGATTGCTGCGTACTTATAGAGTACCCTGTTATCACTTGCACGTACAGGGTTAATATCAATACCACCTCGACGCGTATACAAGCACGCTACAAATAGCTCTTCAGGTTGAAGCAAGTCAAAGAGACGCTTATAAATGCACTCGGCAATCTCTTCATGAAAGTGATTCTCTTTACGCATCGAAACAATATACTTAAGCAATGACTCTGGGGTAACAGCTCTCTCACCTTTGATATGCACATACACATCACCCCAATCGGGCTGGTTAGTTACCCGGCAATTAGATCTTAGCGAATATGATCGCCACTTTTCATATCGACCAATACTAGGTACTACTTGCAAGGTATTTGGACTTTCATTATACTCATCAAACGTCATCTTACCAATATTGCAATAATGCTCTAAGGAGGTAAAGTCTCCAACTATAGGTCTGATGGTATCAACATCACCCCAACGAACAAACACATCTACCTCGGCCCCTACTGCTTGAGAAAGATCACTAGCAATCTTATCTTCTACCTGCCACATATCATCGGTAGTAGTAACTAGTTTAGCCATATTATAAGAATTCAAATATAACTTAACCGACTTCGATTCTACAATATTAGGAGATTCAGAGGAGTAAGTAAACTTTAGCCAACCCGATACAGGAAACCCGTTTTCAAGTAAGGTAGAGAATTCATAAGCATTCCATGCATCTACACCTACGAACGGTAAGTTCGACTCATCAATCTCATATGCTGTTCTATTTAAGACTCTAGGAACAGATACCAGTAGTGTGGAGTCTACGGTATCAGGAGTTACATACGGCTTTACAGCAGTACCATCACCGGCTTTACCTAGGTGAACGCCAACTAGCTTATTCAGTTCGTCTTGATTACTCATTATCTTCCTTCTAAATGATCTATAATTGTATTAACTCTATTACGCACAGAGCCTTTGACTCTAAGCATACTTAAATTTTCTTTTTCAATAACATATTCAAACAATTCTGCAATCTCGTCTCTGAATTGCTTATTGATACTACGTACGCCATCATCCACAATTTCAAACTCAGGTTCAATATAGAAGACATAATCATACGAATGCCATACTTTATTAAATACTTCTCTAACATATTTTAAAGTATTTGCACTAATTTGATTTTTATTATACAAGTATGCACTATAAACTAAC